CCAAAACGACACGCCGCCTTGGCCGCCCTGATAGTTGATCTGATTGATCGCCGGGCCGATCACGTCGAAGGCGCAATAAGGAAGCTGCCCCGCGCCGCCATGAAGCGAAAACAAACCGCCGCTGCCGGAGCCGCCGGCGCCGCCGGCCTCGTTGGCGCCGCCGGAGTTGGCGCCGCCGGTGCCGCCGCCGGCCGTGCAATAGCTGCCGAATGTCGTGTTGCCGCCATTGCCGGCGGTCGTGCCGATCGACGCGCCGCCCGAACCGCCAATGCCGCCGGCGCCGATCGTACAAGGCACGGAGACAACGCCGGTCAGATCGAGCAAATAGATTTCCGTATCGCCGGCGCCGCCGCCGGAGCCGGCGTCGATCGTCGCCGAGGAACCGCCGTTAGCGCCGCCGCCGGCGCCGCCGCCGGTCACGAAGGCAAGCGCCTTTCGCGCGCCCGGAGTCGGCACATAATTGCCCGACGCCGTGATGACTTGAACGCGCGGAAACGAGCTCGTCGCGGCGGCGACCAGCCGATAATGCCCGCTGTCGTCGCCGACCAGCTCGATCACGTCGCCGGCGGACCATTCGCCGCCGATCAACGCGCTGCCATCCTTCCGCACCACGGCCGCCGGCGTGAGCGCGTCGATCGTGATCGTCGCAGCGCCGGTCGGCGCATGCAGCGTCTTGACGTTGAAGATCTGGCCGGCGCGATAGGCCGGCTGCGGCGGCGTATTGGCGATGACAATCGCATTCGTCGTGCCGGTGTCGACGGCATAGCGCGACGTCATGACCTGGAAAATGCGCCACAGCATGTCGTCGGCGTTGTCGCCGACGATGCCGGAGCCGTCGATCGCAGTGCGGAACTGCGCCAAGAGATTGTTGAAAAAATCCGCCGTGAGCGACGTTCCGTCTTGCGCAGCCTGCGACGTGCAAGGCTTGAACCAGGTGCGCGTAGAGCCGAACAGCGTCGTCAGCGACGGTCGCGTCGTAACGGCGTTTTTTGCCGAACCAGGCCCAAGGATGTCGATCGACATTCTGCGTTTTCCTCAATTGACGAGCTGATAAGAGACGACGATGTGCGCCGGCGCGATGCGCTCGATCAGGCATTGCAGCGGCGAAATGTCGGGATCACACGTGATCGGCATGTCGGCGAACGCGAGATCGGCAAGCGCCGGCGTCTGCGCGCCGCCCTGATAGGCCGGGCTCTCGTTTAGATGCACGATGATCTCAATGTGACTCGGAATAGCCGGGCCGCCGGCGGTCGCGTTGCCGGCGCAGCAACCGTCGGCGAGCGCGCCGCCCAACGTGTCCGGCGCGGCGTCGCCTTGCGGCTGAAACGCATCGGTAAAAACGCCGGGCGCAAAAGCGGGCTGTTGAACCGGCCAATAACCAGAGCCGGGACAGCCCTCGACCGGCGAGCATTCAATGATCCAGCCGTTCGCCGCGCACAGTTCCTGATACAGCTCACAGCGCCGGCCGCCGAGAGCTGCGACCTTGACGCAGAGATCGGGATAAGGATCGCAATCGTCCGGCAGGCCATACTCGGCCATCCAGAGATCGTTGGTCAGCGTTTGCGTCGCGCACCAAAATTCCAGCCGCAGCGCGCAAAGCTGCGTCTCGAGATAATTGCGCACGGCGCCGAGCGCCGCGACGAAACCCATTTGCGTAAAGCCGGGATTATCCGACCAGTCGTCGAGCGACGGGATCCCGCTCAAACTGCCGAGCCACGCCAGGAAGCGCGGCAGCATGGCGCGATCATTCGCCGGCCAGGCGCGGCCGCGCGGGAGGAGCTGCGCGGTCGCGTCGATCGACTGCTCGAGCGTCGGGCACTCGAAAGGCCCCGGCGGCGATGCGCACGTTGTCATGACTGCAGCTCGCGGCGCTTAGACGAAATTGACGTTGCCGAGAACGGGGATCTGACCCGCCGTCTGCGCGACCGCGCCGGCCGGCGCCACGAGCGTCGCTTGCTGCTCGCCGATCGCATCGTTCAATGCGCCCCACAGCCATTGTTGGGCGAAGCTTGTCGGATAGGCGAGATACGGCATCGCCGGGAAATAGACGTCGTTGCCGGCGACGCGGCCGCGGCGCCGGAACGCGGCGCGCAGCTCGGCAATCACAGCCTCTTGCGTCGCCGTCGTGTTCGGCGTCAGGCCGGAGATCGTCAGATTGACCACGAGCGGCGCCGGCGCCTGCACGGTCACGAGCGCGTCGGATGGCTGCACGGTCGCCAGATAGTCGATCACGCGCTGCACGTCGGCCGCGCCTGGCACGCCGCCGGCTGACGAATAAAGATCGTCCATCAGCGGAAACACGCGAACGGTCCCCGGCCCTTGCCAGTTACGTTCGACAAACACGCGCGTCACGCCGATGACGTTGGTGCACCATTGCACATAGTCGGCCGGGCAGCCGCCAAAGGGCGGATTGCGCTTCCTGAAAAGAATGCGGCCGCGAAAGGTCGACAGATCCGTCGTGAACGGCTCGCCGTCCGGCTCGACGTCGAGGCCGCCGGTCAGGCCGTTGTTGTCGACCGCGACCGTCGCCGTGCCGGCGCCCGGCCCGGTCACGCCGGAAAGGATCGTCAACGGCGTGTCGGCGATCGTCGTCGTCGCCTGGCCGCCGGTCGCGGCCTCGGCCACGATCGACAGCGTGCCGGAGCCGGCGATCGACGCGCTCTGTTGCGCGACAATGATCACGCCGTCGCCGCGCGCGAATTGCGCCGCGGCCGCGACCGTGAGCGCATCAGTCGTCGTGATCACGATATTGCCGGTCGCCGGCACGGCCGGCCGGCGCGTCAGGCCCAGCTCGGCGCCATGCAGATCGAGATTTTCGCCGTCGGCCGTGATCGCGAATTTCTGTTTGCAGATGTAATCGGCGAAACCGAAAACCTCGTTGACCATGCCGCCCATGACCTTGGCGGACGGATTGAGATTGTTCGGCCACAGCCAGGCGTCGCTGCCCGGCAGATAGGTGCGAAACGCAGTGCGCGCGCGCTGCACCAAAGAGAGCAGCGACGGGATCGGAAAACCCATTCTGCAAAACCCCTAGAGTAGCGGCCTGGGCGCGTTGGCAATCTGCTTCCAAAGCAGTGCAAAGCGCTGCTCGAAAGCTATTCCGCCGTCGCTGCCGAATAGCGAAACCGAAAGATCCGTGCGGCCGAATTGCTCGTTCAAAGCGGCATCGACTTGCATGCCGGCGACAGCGCCTTGCGTCATGAGCGGCGTCAGCGCGTCGATCGCGAAACTCTGCGCCCATTGATCAATGCCGACGCCGGCGGCGACGAGCGGCGCGCGCTCGAGCAGCCAAAGCCAAGATCCGAGCTGTTGCTCGCCGAGATCGGCGCGCACGTCGACGCCGTCGCCCCACCATCCGCGATTGTCGCCGTCGGCGAGATAGGCGAGCGGATGATCCGGCGGCACATATTTGTCGGTGAACAGCGCCAAATAAACCGCCGTGCCGAGCCCGTTGATCGCCTGCAGGCCACCAACATTGAGCGCATTGTTCGGCGCAAAGGCGAGGATCCAGTCGCAGACGAAATCGGTCCCGTCCTCGATCGAGCGATGCACGCTATCCCACAGCAAAAAGGGATCAGGCGCGCAGCCCTCGTTAGCGCGGATCAAAAGCTTTGACATTTACGGCCAGCCCGTCGCGACGGTCGCCGCGATAACGGCGGCCACATTGGCGCAAGCCGCGATCGTGGCCTGCCGGCTCAAACGAATGCCCTGCAGCGTAACGCGCCGGGTGATGATCGCATAAACAAGATTTGCAACGTCAGGCGGCGAGAGCGAAACAGGCGATGTCGCGCCGATCGGCGTCCAGTTAATCGACGGCTCGAGAAAGACCGGCGCCGGCTCGGCCACGCCGGAAACCGAGCCCGGCCCGGTAAAATTCACGCCGCCGCTGCCGTCCGACGATGCGGAGATCGTTGAAAGCGCCGTGTTCGTGCTGTTGACAACCTCGTTGATCCGCTCCGTCAGCCCGGATAGGGCGGCCGAAAATGCCGTATTCGACGCCGACCAAACGGCGAACTGCGTGGCGAGCGTCAGCGCATTGACCGTTTCGTCGCGCGCATCCCAATTGTAGGCGCCGGCGGTCACGGTCAAAGCGATCGGCGCCTGCCGCTTGGCGTGAAAGATCGCGTCGGCGAAATTCGATTTGGCGAGCTGCGCCGCCGCGAGCGTCACGCCGGCGGTGCCGAGCAGCGCGTCGATCGAGGCCTCGGCGGCCGTGAGCGCGCCGCTTGTCAGCGTCGCGGCGTTCATCGGATCAATAATCATCCGATCCTCGCATAAACGTAAGGCGACGGCCCGCTTTGCGTCATGACCTGGTCGAATACGCCGCCGTTGTTCGGATTGCCGCCGAGATAGACGATCTGACCTTTCGGATCGACATAGACGTTTCCGCCGTCGACCGTGATCGTGAGATCGCCTGACTTAACCTCGAATGAGCTGGCGCTCGCGGCCGTGACCGCAACGCCGCCCTGCTTTGTCGTGACGGCAATGCCGCCGGCGCCTTTCATCCAAACGACATTGCCCTTGTCGTCATAGAGAACGGCATTCCCGCTCGGCAGATTTTTCTGACGATATTGCGGATGTTCGCCGCCGATGAATTGCGCACGATCGGAGCGGCCGCCGAGCGATTTAAGGATGCCTTCCGACTGCGCCGGCGGATTAGATGAAAAGCCGTGCGGCAGAATGCGCACCACTTTGCGCGGCATGTCGCTCGCCAGGCCCTGCAGATCGACGAGCTGTTGCGGGCCGCTATCGTCGACTTTCAGGATCGTCGCCCGGCGCAGGCCGCCGAGCGTCGCGTCCTGGTTTTCCATGGAGCGCACGAGCCAAGAGTGAGACATGATCGACCGTCACTCGCTCTTGAACTTGCTCGACCAGGCTTTGCCCGACTTGCCGGCGCTGCCGCCCTTGCCGCCGAGCGCCTGCGGATCGCACAGACTTAGATGCGCGATCGAGCCTTGCTGTCGGCTCTGCGAAAACTCGACGCGCTCGATCGCCATGTCCTGTTGCACGTCGAGAAACGGGCTGTCGACGTAGGTCAAATTACCCGGCGCCCAGAGCTGGCCGCCCTCGTCGTGAAAGCCCTGCACTTCGATATGCGCTTTCAAAGCGTGACCGGCCTCGCGCGCGAGCCGCCACTCGGCGCGATTTTGCGCGCGCGTGGCGTCGGTATCCTCGTCGATCACGACAACGGACGGCCGATAGCGGCCGACCGCATCGTCCGTCGCTGTCTGCTCGATCTGCGTGTTCTGCGCGCCGTTGCCGCGCGCCGCCTGGCCGCGGGCGATCACATGCGAATGCCGGCCGGCCCAGTTATGGTCCGCCTCGAGGCCCTTGCAATTGTAACCCTCGAGCAGCGGCGAATTGCGCGCCTGCGACAGCCGCGTGATGTTGATCGAGCCGTCGGCCTGGCCGGTCAAGACGAGGCCTTGCTGCCGGCACAGTTTTTCGATGCAGCGAAAAACCGTCTCGCCCGGCGTGATCTGATAATGCGGGATCGGCTCGAGCGCCTGGTCGCTCTTAAAGCCGATGCCGAACTTGTCGAGCGCCTGCGCGATCTGCAGGACGTTCTGATTCTCGAAATAGCCGGTTTCGTGCACGGCCGAGGAGTCGATCGCGTCCTGCCCCTTGCCGCGGCCCGACACGTGAATGATCGCCTCGTTGTGCTCGTGCAATTTCGGCTGATAGCGATCGACATAGCCGGTCACGAGCAGATCGCCGCCGGCATAGATCGAGACTTCCGTGCCGCAGGCAAAAACCCAGGCGGTCGCGCTCGGCCCGGCGGCCGCGGCGATCGCCAGCGAGAACGAGCGCGCGGCCTCGTTGGCGCCGGCGGCGACCGCGACGTGCTCGAAAGCAGAATAACGCAGGCCGCCGGCGGCGACCGTGACCAGCTCCGGCCCCATGGGTATGCTATCGCCGCGTTAACGGAGGCGCTGCGGTTGGCCATCCATGATGCCAGCAGAACGCGGCATAGGCCGCGACGTCGCGTGGATCGCCTTTGGCGACGTGCTCCAATAATTGGCGCTGACAATCCGCTTCCCAATTCGGATCTAGCCAGTCATCTTTGCGTCCATATTTTGCCTCGGCCGCGCGTAGTTTTTCGAGCAATGCAGCGGAAAAACGAGACACGAGATCGGCAAGAGGGTCGGTCGGGTTCTTCAATGCTCTTGCCTGGACCGGAAGCTGACGGCGCGCTTCGGCCAGCGCTTCTTTCATTATTTGCTCGGTGCCTTCACTCATCGCTCGCTCCCTCCCGCGCCCGTTTCGGCACATTTACAGCGGCGTCGGCGGCCAGCCGGCCGGCAGGCCTGGCGCGTCATAGCCCGGCGCCAGCGCTTCAAACTGGCGCGGCATGAATGACGGATGACGGACCTTGTTGCGCAACACGAGATCGTAACAGCGCGTCGGATCCTGATAGATCTGCCAAGCGACGACGAGCGACGGCATTGCAAGCTGCGCCTCGATCGTCACGACCGGCGCAAGGTTTGTCATGAGCTGCGTCAGATAGTCGACGACGGCGCCCTGCAGCTCCTCGATCGCAACAAAGAGCTGCGCGAAATCCTGCCCGGGACATTCGTTCAGCTCGCGCTCGAAACGCTCGGCCGCCTCGGCGCGCGCGGTCACGGCGGACGGCCGATCGGTATAGGTGCGCGCGATCACGGCGTTCGCCCAGGCATTAAGCGCCATCAGGCGCGCGAGCTGCAGCGCGCCGGCGACGTTCGCCTCGGCCGCGGCGGCATTCGATGACAGCGCCGGCGACAGCGGCGTGACCGTTGCGAACGTATCGGCCAGGCTCGCCATGGCATCTTGCGCGACGGCCGGATCCATCCCGTCGCCGAGCACGGTCACAGCCATATTGAGCGCGGTCGCGACCGCCGTCACGCCGTCGGCCGGCGCCGGCACAATGTCGAGCAGCGCGGCAAAATCGGTCAGATCCTGCGCAGCCGCGCCGTTCTGATCGAGCAGCGGATCGAGCGCATTATTGATCGCCTGCAGCGTGGTCGACACTTTTGCAGAGCTGTCAGTGTCGACCGGATAGGACGTGCGCACGGCGTCGATCGCGCCGATCACGGCGGCGACCTGGTCGACGGCCGCGGTCGCGACGAAATCCGGCTCGTCGAGCACGTCGATCATGACCGGCGCCGCCGCCACGATCGCATCGCCGAGCGCCGTTGCCGCGATCGCCGCGGCGTTGCCGAGATACGGCACGGAGACGATCGCGCCGGCGAGGCCTTCGCGGACAAAGCGAACCTCGAAACAAATATAACCGTTGCGATCTTTGTCGCTCGTGCGCTTGAAATTGACCAGGCGCACATTGACCGGGCCGGCGGTCGGAATGACCAGCACGCCCGGACCAGGCGTCACGAGAACGCGCTCGAATGCGCTCGACTGCGCGTCGGCGTCGTCGCCATGCACATAGGCGTTGCCGGAAAAATACCGCGGATCCTCGCCAAGATCCTCGTTGAACGGCTGATCACTGTTCGGAAAAACATGCGTGACGATGCCACGGCCGCCTTGCGCCTCGTCGCGCTCAAACCAGAACGGAAAGCCCTTGTAAGACGCGCGCCAGAGCGTGCTTTGCCAGTCGCGCGCCGGCGTGTTGATCGAAGGCATGCGGTTACTTACCTCGCACTGCGCGACCGATGTCGCCGAGCGTGATCACGGGAGGCCTGCCGTCGCTGCGCCGCGCGAAAGCCTCTTTGCGCCGTTCCAGCTCGCGGCCCCAACCGGCCATAAAGCTGTCATGCGTCTGCGGCCCGCGCATGCCGGGATAAGGATTGCCGCCGATATTGGTCATTGCGCCGCGGGTGAAAAATCCGAGGCCTTGCTGATGGATCATGTACAGCTCGCGATCGGTCGGATCGCGGCCGTACAGCGCGCGAAAATGCGCCTTGTGGTCGGCAAACATGCGCGCGGTCGCCATGGCGTTATCGTGCGCGTTGTAAATGTCGCCGGCGCCATAGTGGCGCCACTCGTCGCGGCCTAGCTGAAAAAGCCCTTTGTATTGTGTCCGGCGCGTGCGGTTTGACGCCGGGTTCATGCTCGACTCGATCGAGGCGATGCCGCGCATCGTATTGACGTCGACGCCGGCGGCCTCCGCGGCATCGCGGATCGCGGCGTCGGTCGAGCCGTTCGCCGCGCCGTAAGGAATGCGCGGACTCGCCGGCGGCACGGCCTGCGATTTGGTCGGCGCCTTGGCGTCGTTCTGCTCGAGCGCGGCCGTGCGCTCACGCGGCGCCGGATGATAATAGGCGCCCCGGCGCGCGGCAGCATAATCGGACGCCGGCGCAACGGCGCCAGGCGCGTCGTCAGCGGCGCCAGGCGCGCCGAGATCCGACGTCGAAACCAGGCTCGCTTGCGGCACGCCGTCGCCGAGCTGGATCCGGTTATCAACGCGGCTCGAGACGGCCGACTGAAAATCGGTCGCGACGCCGACGTTAAGGCGGATATTGAGCGCCACGGCTTTGCCCTACGGCGCCGGGCCGGCCTCCGGCATCGAAACGCCGGTCGAGCCCGCCGTGCCAGTGCCGCTAAACACGTTGATGCCGTTGCGCAGCGCCGAAACGATGCGGCTAACAAAATCTTCCGTCGGCGCGACCGTCACGTTCACATTGAGATCGGCCGAGCCCTTAACCTCGGCCGCGGGCATGCCGAGCGCCTTATGCACGTCGCCGAGCGAAAAATGCTGCGGGCCGCCGCCGAACAGCCACGGCAACAGCGGGCCGATCCCGCCGCCGGCCGTGCCGCGATCGCCGAACATGGTGCGCGAGCCACTGGCGCGCGCCGACAATTCCGTGCCGGCGACGGCCGCCATGCCGGCGCCGATCGCCGCGGTCGGAAAGACCGTCGAGGCAAGCCAGCCGGGCGCGCCGGCGGCCTGCGCGCCCTGCATGATGCGGATCGCAGCCTCGCCGGAGAGATCCGCGGCCGCCTTGCTGCCGCCGCGGCCGAGGATCCAGCCGAGCCCGGAGCGCAGGCCCCACAAGCCCGCAGCGCCGGCGGCAGCCGCCGCGCCCGTCGCGCCCGCGACCAGGCCCGCCGCGGCACGGATCGGATGCTTGGCCGCAGCGTTTTCGAGAGCAATGATCCCGTCGGCGATCTTATGCATCGCCGCGGCGGCAGGCTCAGCGAGCGGACTGCCGGCGACGGCGAGCAAGTTCTGAAATTGCTCCGTCACGCCCTGCCAGGCGATACCGACGTTTTTGTTAATGGCGTCGCGCGACTTGTCGGCGTCCGGCACGGACTTTTCGAGCGCAATATCCTTCTCGATGCTCTGTGCCTGCGAAATCAAAATGCCGAGGATCTGATCAGTCGTCGCTTTCGACGCGAGAACGGCGTTGATGTCGGCGAGCTGCTCTTTGCTCTTGTCGCCGCCGACTTTCGGCAGGAAAACCTTTTGCAGCCATTCGTAAGCGTTGTTCTTGAACAGATCGCTTTCGACCAGCGCGCCAGGCTGCACGCGCTTGATCAAACCGGCCTTGGTGAACTCGACCTTGCTGTTATCAAGCAGGCCGAATTTTTCCATAAGGTTCGCCGCGGCCAAGCTCATGTGACCGCCGACAAATTGCTGAAACATGGACGAGACGGCCGTGCCGGCCTGCGACCCGCCCATGTGCTGCATGAGCGTCGGACCAATAGCCAGGCGGAATTGATCGTTCATTGACTGGCCAGCGCCGCGGGAGTGCTGCGCAAATTCAAAGAAATCGTAAGGCCGCAGCGTGTCGCCAAATACGTTCATGGCGCGGCGCGTCAATTCCATATTCCGCTTGAACCGCTCGGGATCCTGACTCGCGCCGACGATTTCCTCGCCTTTCATCAGCTTGTCGAAATCCTCGTCGAGTTCGGCGGCGCGGTTTGGATGCGCGGCAAGCACGTTCAAGCGCAGATTCAAAATCGGATCGAGCAGCTTGGCGGCTTCCTCATAGGTGCCGACGATCGACCGCATATTGCGCAAGGCATGCAGGACCGTCGTTTGCGAGAAGGCTTGATAACGCTGCGACAGCTCGAGCGACAGCCGGTTTGCGTCCGCCATTTCGGTCGGCGAAATGCCCGCTAGGATGTCGCGCATCTGTTCCTGCGCGCGATCGCTCGTCGCCTTGACCGTCTCGTGAATGAGGCCCTCGAGCCCGCGAATGCCGCCGGCGCCGGCAGCGCCGGCAGCGACCGGCGCCAGCGTATAGGAGGCCGCGGCGCCGCCGAGAGAACGCATCGTTTGCGTCAGGCCTTTGACCTTGCGCGCGATCGACGCGAAGGCTTCGCCCGTTGCGTCGGTCGCTGTGATCCTGGCCTCGGCCTCAATTATGCGCGGCGGCATAAGGCCTCCTATTTCAGAACGCCGGCGGACACGCCGCGGGCGATCCAATAATCAATTTCGGGAAACGTCAGGTCGGCAGCCTCTTTGAGACTGACGACGTGCAGATGGAAAACGAGCAGCTCTAGGTGTTTTTCGATTGCGCTGACGCTTCGTCGAACTTTTGCGCCGCGAGCCGTGCGGACGTAAAAAAACCGAGCACGGCGTCCTTAACGCGCAAACCGTCGGCCAGGCCGAGCTGCTCGAGCAACAGCTCGTCGACTTTCGGCCCCGGACTGTCATAGACGACACAGGCGTCGACGTATTGTTTTACGATCTCGACGTTCTCGCTCTGAAAAACGAGCCCGTCGCGCGAGAAGGCCCGCGACCACGGATCGCCGAAACTCATCAGCTCTCGGGCAGTCGGCTCACGCAGCCAGATTTCCTTGACCATGCCGCCATGCCCGACAATCGGCTCGAGCAGCGTGATTTTGAGTTTGTTTGCCATTGGTCGCCTCGCTCTATTTTTTTATCATGCCGAGAACGCGCGCAGTTTTAGGACTGCGCGCGGAACTGATAGGTGCCGCCGGCGATGCGCAGGCCGGAGACGTCGCCGGTCGAAATGTCGACCGACGGTTTGCCGATAAAGCGCGTGCCGGTGAACAGATGCGTGCGACCGTTGGTCTGCTCGACGATCGTCACGTTGCCGTACTGCTGATTGAGCAGCGACCAGTTGATGTCGCCGACATTGCGCAGCGTCATTTCGGCGCCGACCAGCTCCGGTTTGGACTCGTAAGCCGCCGAACCGTCCTGGTTTGCCTTGGCCGAGACTTCGGCGGTCGCGGGATCGAGTTTGATCGCGGCCTCGGTCGCGACGAGCTTGAGCGAGCCGAACGCGATCGTCACGCGGCCGCCGAATGAACCTTGAATCTCTGCGCCCATTTTTCAGATCTCCGGTTTTGAGCGGGTGAAAGGGAAAGGCGGCCCGCATTGCTGCGGGCCGACGTCGCGTTTTTCTTAGCCCTGCGACTGGAAGCCAGGCGCGGACGGTACAAGCGGGCCGCCGCCCGGCGACGTGTAGGAGCGGAACGCGGTAACGTTCGCCGCGAAAACCCGCAATTGCCCGACCACGTTCTCGGGGATGTAGGCGTCGCAGCGATCGGGATCGAGATCGTTGCGCTTGGTGACGACGTATTGCTGAAACAGCTCGGGATGCTGCGCGACGCCGAGCTTGCACAGATCCTGATAAGCGAAAATCAGCGTGTTCGCGATCTTCGCCGGCGTCGCGACATTCGGATCGTCGTTCGGATCCTCGTCGGCAAACGCCGCGCGGCCCCATTGGTCGGTGACCTGAGTGCGGAAGTAGCGCATGGAGTACATGCCTTGCGCCATCGTCTCGACGTCGAGGAACGTCTGATCGGGCGTGCCGGCCGCGGTCTTTTGATACATCGTGACCATGCGGTCGATCTGGCAGACATTCGCCGGCCCGACCTTGCCGGCGGCAATGCCGTCGGTATAGAGCGCCTGACGCTCGGCCGTAGTCCACCATGTCGTCTGGTCGCGCGGCGGCAACACGCCAGGCAGCGCGAGCGTCTGCAGCGGCCGCGACAGCTCCGGCGGATCCGCCAGGTGCAGAACCTCGATCCCGCACAACGAGGCGGCGACCTCCCATGGCGGGGTTGGCGACGCGCCGGACCCGAACCCGCCGAACGTGGTCACGTGCTGCGAGTTTTGGGAGTTGCCGAACGTGACCAGCGTCGACAGCGTCTGGCCGAGATAGGCCGTCGTGTAATGACCATAGAGCTGTTGCGCCGGCGACCAGCGGCCGTCGTTGTCAGACAGAAAATCGGCAATCGCGGCGATCGACTGCGCGTCGGCGTAGGGCGCGGCAATCCAGTCGTATTCGATCGAGCCGAGCGTCGCCAAGGGCGCGACCAGCGACGGCACGCCGGAGCCGCCGGTCATGGCATTGACGAAAGCGACCTTGGCCGTCGCGGTCACGGCCGTTCCCGCGCTCGACGACGTGATCGCGCTACCGCCGACAGTCGCGGCTAGTTCAAACGTGCCGGCGCTGCCATTGACGGCGACGGCGTAATAGGTGGTCCCGGCCGTGAAGCCGCCAGGCGCCGTCGTGCCGCCGAGCACGACCGGCGTGCCGTTGGCAAACCAGCTCGGTAAGCCGCCGGCCATGGTGAACACGCCAGGCGCCGCGACCGTGACCGTGACATTTCCGGTCACGCCCGCATTGAGCACGTTCGGCTGATCGGTCGCGACGAGAACCTCGACGCCGTTGCCGAGCGCGCCGACATGCGCAAAGGTCAAGTCGGCCTTTGCCGTGTTGGTGCCGTCGATCGCGGCGACCATCGGCACATTCGAGCCGACCGGCGCATTCGCAGCCGACAGCGCATTGATCGCGGCGACAGCATTGGAGCACACCATCGCCGACGTGTCGGACGAATTGACCTGGAATGTGACCTCGCGGCCCATGACGTACAGGACGCCGACGCCGGTCACGCCAGGCGCCGAGAAAATGATGCTGCCGGTCGCGGCCGCGCCGGCGGGATCGGCGAGCGGCAGCGACCAAAACGGTTGCAGCGGCGCCGCCTTGACGGCGGCGTCATACATGCCGACCAGCATGGAATTTGCGCCGAACTGCGCGACCGCGTCGGCGTGCGACATGATCGGGCCGTAAACCTGGCCGGCGGTCGCAGCGCCGGCGGACGTCTTTTGCCCGACGAGCAGCGGCCGCGGGAAATTCTCATAGACCGAGCCGCCGGAATTGAACTCGCCCCAAAAGAACGGGACCAGGATATTCGACGGGACTTGATTGAAAGGAACCTCGGAGAGACTCATTGCGGCGTGCTCCAAATAAAAACGGCCGCCTCAGAGGGCGGCCGTTGCGGGACGGATCGGGTTTGTTTGATGCGCGAGCGCTACTTGCTCTTGCTTGATGCAGGCGCCGGCGGCGTCGGATCTGACGGTCCTGATGACGCGGCAGCGGCAGGCTTGTCGTCCGGCGCCGAGACGGGCGCGGACTGCGCTTTCATCTGTTCCTGCGTCGCGTCAATCACGTCGCCCTGCATAATGCGCCGAATCCAGAACAGATTGCCCGGCTTCCATTCGCCGCTTTCGGCCAGCGGCTTTTTCGTGATCGGATCGCGCTGCAGCATGCCAGCCCGCGCTTTGACAAAGACGTTAGCCATTTTGATAGCTCCACAACGGAAAGCCGATTTGCGCGCTCACGTTCTCCGTCCCGGTTTGCGCCTGGCCGGGCGGAATGATCTCTGCATTGACGTTGATACCGGCGAGCTGCGGCAGCGGCGGCGACACGACCATGCCGGCGGCGAGCCCCTCGAGCAGCGGCTTGTAAGTTTCTGAAACCTCGATCAGCTCTTTGCCGACCCACCGCAGCGGATTAGGCAGCGTGTCGAGTGGATCGGGATTCGCCGGCGGCGGCCCGATGCATGTCGGAAAATGATCGTCGTCGACCTGTATTTTCCAGGTCATTGTGCGCATCGCCAGGCGCGCATTTTCTTCCGACGTCCGATGCGGCGCCGAGCGCGGATCCGTGATCATTTCGCCGGTCAGCGCGCGCCAGATTGACTTTCTGATCGAGCCCACCTTGACGGTCGGCACGTCGGCGCCCTGCGCAAACATGAGCCGGTAATAAATCTGCCACTCGATCAGATCTAACTCGGCCTCTAGCTCGCGATCGGTATAGGGCACGCCGGCGATATAAACCGTAGGATCGGCGTCGCTCGGCGCGGAGGCAATTTGCGAGATCTCGAAAACGAGATCGACCTCCTGGCGAAACGGCGGGCCGCCTCGTTTTTGGCCGCCGTACCCCATAGTCGCCTCGGTATAAACGACGATCGCCGCCTTATGCATCGCCGGCGTAATGTCGGCGATCGGATCAATGCGCGAGTCAAAGACGCGCCATTGCGCGAGCGTCGGCCAAGCGGCGCCGACCGGCGCGCCGAGCAGCGCGGTCGGCCGCAGCGCCTCGATCGTGGCAAGGCGCAACGCTGTCCGATAAAGGCCCATACGCTTACAGCTCGTTTAGATCGACGCGCATGCGCGAGCCGGCCGGCAGCGGCTTAACTTCGGCGACGCGATAGATCTTGCTTGTCGTGCAGCGTTTGACCTGGTCGCCGGCGCGCAGCGCATACGGCAGATTGCGGGCATCGAAATTGATCTGCGGACGCGACGAGGTATGTCCTGGCCGCTCGTTTTTCACGCCCTGCACGCGCGTCTCGCCGGAATGGCCGCGCGCATACGGATCAACGAAAAACGCGGGAAATTCTTGCGACGGCCGATCCGGATCCGGCGCCGGCCGACCGTTCACGTCGCCATTTGCCGCGGCATAGGGAATGCAAAGCCAGCTCTCGGCAAAGGTTTCGTCGATCTGCGGCGAGGCGGCGGCAAGCGCATCCTCGAAAGGACTGCCCATAGCCGCCGCTCCGATTTTGTTTGAAAAAAAAGCGGGCGCGACCAGGCGCCCGCATTGCCTTAGTTGCTCGAAAAGACCTTCACGACGGCCTCGGGACGGCGGCAGATCGGCAGCGGATTGCTTTCCGATTTGAGCTCGATCCCTTCGCCGTGGTCTTTGATCTTCGGCGAGATATAGATCTGCTGGCCGCGCTGATTGACGAAGCGCAGATCGTGCGCCGGCGCATAATAGGTGCGGAACATTTTGCGCGTGCCGGTCGGAAAGGCCGAGCCGGTCTTGCTCGACCAAAACGACGTGTTGGTGAGCGTCGTCGCGGTCGGCGACGACTTGATCGGCGCCGTGCCGTAATATTCGCGGAACAGAATGTTGCCGAACTTGAACTGCCGGCCCCACATATTGCCGGCGCTTTCCTTGCGCACAAGCTGCGCCAGCATGAGCGCCTGCTCGGCGTTCACATAGAACGCCTGCACGTTCGGATGCGTGATCAACGCCTCGAAAAACACAGGATCGACGATGCACTCGATCCCGTTCATGACTTCGCCCTGCAGATTTGTCGTCACGGCCTGCCACACGGCGGCGCACTTCGACTGAATGTCAGTCCCGCTCGTGCCGAGGGCGAAATCAACCGTGGTTTGATTGACGCCGAGCGCAGTATAAAGATTGATCAGCGTCTGCGAATTGCCGTCGACGATCGTGCCCTGCAGAGCGCCGCAGCGCAGCCATTCGAGCGTGACGTCGTGGTTCGCCTTGATGTCGACAAGACGCTTGCTGACTTCCTCGTCAACCGTCGTGAGGCGCTTGACGTCGTCCGTGACGATCAGAATGTCCTGAATGTCCTGCGGCGTGATCAGATCCAGCTCGGGGAAATGCGGGATCTCGATAAAGATCGACTGCGCCGTGCGCGGAAGCTGCGGCGTGGCAGGCGCGCCGCGCTCTTTGGCCGGCAGAACGCGCAGCGTGTGGTTTTCGTAAGTCAGCTCGACGATGCGGCTGACGCTGCCCTGCACGGGAAACAGATTCAGCTCGTTAACCAGGCCATAAAGGTTCGGGATCCGGTCGACGCGCTCCGTCAGTTGCGTGTAGGTGTACGGAAAAATAAGGCTCAGATCTTCACCAGACATTGGACTCTCCGTATGGCGCGCGACCGCGGCCCCGTTTGCTCACGCAAACGAGGCGATCGGAGCGGCGGCTTTCGGTTTCAGGGATTGCGGTTGCGCGGGTTTGTTTGGTGAGGCGGCGCCGCGCGCGCGCCGCCTCAATTCGTTACGACGGGCGGCAGATAATGCCGGCGGCGGCGAGCTGCGCGAGCGCGGCGGCTTGCTGCGTTCCGGTAATGCCCGACGGCCAGATCAGGCCATCGGTCAAAAGCACGGCCTGGCGCTCGACCAGAAGCACGGAGGCGTCGCTACCGGACGGCACGGTCGTCTGCTTCACGACGACGCCCATCGCCACGGCCGAGCCGTCGGTCGCCGTCGGATTGAGCGGCACGACCTTGCCACTGCCCGCAGCGACCACGATCGTAAAGCCGTCGCCGGCAGCAAAGGCCGTGCCGCCGGCGGTAATGGTAAAGCCGAGCTGATTGGCGAACGCCGTGCCGGTCGCCCCTTCGCCGACGATCTTGCCGCTCGGATCAATGACATTGTACTTCGTCGCGGCGAGGAACTCGATCGAATAGGTGCCGTTCTGGATCCCGGCTTGCGCCGTCACCGCGCCAACGGTGCCGTTGCCGGTGTTGCCGGCGTTGGCAGTCGCCGAGCCTGGCGTGCCGGCGGTCTGCTTGCCCATGACGGTGCCGACGTCGAGCAGCCCGGCGATCGCCTGACTGGCGGCGCAATTGGCAAGGGCGGTTTCCTGCTCGAAAGAAAATTCCTCGGCCGGAAACCATTTCAGGACTGCGGTCTGCAGCGTCTGACGATTGACGGTTTTCGTATAGAGAGTCATGGCGGATCAGCTCCTAGTGCAGCTCGAGCGGATCACGCGCGAGCGGGTTTAACGAACGTGCGGGAGAACGGGCGCTTTACTTGCGCAGCGACTTTTCGCCGTTTGTGGTGCGGCTCACTTCGCGCTCGAGCGCGGCGTCGAGGCCGGCGAGCCGGCTTTTCTCGGCGTCACCACTTGCGCTTTCGACAGCGTCGACTTTCGGCGCGTGATTGGTCATGAGCGCATCGAGCCGCGACGTCGGCGCGGCCTCGGCCTTTGGCGCCGCGGCGAGAATGCCGATCGCGGCCTCGGCCGTCATGTCCGTGTCGAATGCAAGATGCTGCGCGAGCGCTTCGCGGCCCTTGGCGTGCTCGCTGCCGAGAATTGCCTTGGCGCGAGCGCGCTCGTCGGCCTTTGCATTGCCGGCAGGCTCTGCGGCGGGCGCGGCAGCCGGCGCTGCAGGCGCGGCGGCGGCCGGAGCTGCAGGCGCCGGAGCTGCAGGCGCGGCGGCGGCGGCCGGAGCTGCAGCGGCAGCCGGAGTGAGGGCAGCCGCGTGCACGGCGGCGAGTCCGCTTTCTTTCGACATTGGATTTTCTCCGATTAGCTTGAGGAAGGATCAGCCGACGCGCGCCAAAAATTCATTGAACGCGAGTTGCGGCCGGACAACGCCGTCAGCGAGCCCAGCCTCGACGGCAGCGTCGCCGCGGAAAACGTCGGCCTCGGTTTCGAGCGCGGCTTTTTTCGACAGCCGGCGCCCGCGAAAGCGGGCGACCGTGCCGGCGAACAGATCGCGGGCCGCGTCAATGTCGCGCTGGAAGCGCGCCGCGACGTCCGCGGATAACGGTTTGAACGGAGAGCCGTCGGCCTTGCGATCGCCCGACGTGATCACGGTCACGCGCATGCCGTCATTTTCGATCGCGCGCGAGAAATCGACGTGCATGGTGATGACGCCGATCGAGCCGGCATAGCCGGTCGCAGGCAGCACGATCTGACGCGCTGCCGAGGCGAGCAAATAACCGGCCGAAAGCGCATTGTCCGTCAGGATCGCGATCGTCGGCTTGGCGGCAGACAGCTCGCCGATCATTTCGGCCGTATCGAAAGCGCCGGAAACCTCGCCGCCGAAACTGTCGATCTCAAACACGACGCCGGCGACGCTCGGATCCGCCATAGCGGCGGCGACTTGCGCTTGAATGCCTTGATACGACGTTTCGCCGGAAAAACTGCCAATCCAGCCGCCCTTATGCACGAGCGAGCCCTCGATCGCGATCACGGCGACCGAGCCGATCCGCGTCAAGATCTGATCGCGCGTCACGCCGCGCGCCTCGAGCCGCTTATCGTAGCCAAGGACGCCCATGTTTTCAGACGGCCGCCCCTCGGCGAACGCGACATGATCGAGCGCCGGCGGCCCGTCGATCACGAGCTGACCGTCGACCAGGCGGCCGCCCAGGCCGGCGACAATCGCGACGGCCTTGCCGGCGTCGACCATCAGCGGCGTGTTAAAGACGCGCGCGGCAATGTGAGGCAAAAGAACGTTCATCGCCGTAGCTCCTAAATAGGCCGTCGAGCAGCAATGTTCTGCTCGATCGCGCGCAAGCGGCTCTCGAATGATGCGATCGTTGCGTCGACCTCGGCCTTTTCGCCGCCGTCCGGCTTACCGCCGCCCGGCAGTTCCTCGGGCGCCTCGACGCCGGCGGGATCGTCGGACGGATCTGTCGCAATCCGTCCAGGCGCCGAAACAGCGCGAACCAGGCCGCGCGCGGCCAGCTCGTCTTTCTCGATCGCAGCCTGATCGAGAACATCCTCCCAATCCTCGCCGCCAAGGGCGCACTCTTCCTCGAGCGTCGACGTGAGCTGATCCATTCGGATGCCGGCCGATTGCGCTTCCTTGACCGGATCGACATAGCCGCGCCCCGGCCCGATCCAACGCGCCTCGAGATAGGCGCCCGGCATCGTCCAAAAATCAGGCGCGCCGGCCGGCGTTTTCAGAAAGCCGCGATCAAAACTTTCCTCGACGACGGCGTAATAGATCGGGACGATCACTTGCTCGACGAAAACGGAAAACTCGGCCTCAATGTGCCGCCACACTTCATTGAGTGCAGCGCGCGCCGACGAATAATTCGTCCGCGACCAATCCATCGCGAGCTGCTCATAGGAAATGCCAAGCGCAGCCGCGATCGACTGCAAAAATGCAGTCTGAAAATGCTGAAAAGCATTCGTTTGCCGCGGCGAAGCGTTGATCTTGATCTCGTCGCCGATCGGCAAAACCGGAATGCGAACGCCATTGAGGCGTGCCGGGTTTTCCCGCCAGTGCGCATTGCGCTTGTCGGCGAACGTCGAGGCCTGCGGCGTGAACGCCTGCGTCGCCTCGGCGATCGGCAAATTGGAATGAACAAAAGCGGCGAACAGCGCATTGACGGTCGCGCTTGCCAATTCGGCGTCCGCAAATTTCGTGATCATGCGCAGCCGCGTCATGAGCGCGGCGAACGGCGTCACCGATCGGGACTGATCCTCGCGGTCCGGTTCCATCGCGTGAATGAAAACGGGCCGGCCCCATTCCGTCACGCGCGGGATCGTCGTCCATTTGAGCTGTTGCGCGTAACGGAAATAATCGGACGGATGGCCGTTGCGCACGTGATAAGCGAGCGGCGTGCCATCCTCGTCGTATGAGATCCCGCCGCGCATCGTCAGCGTGTCCGCCTGCCCCATTGGATTGCACAGGCGATCAGGATCAATCACGCGCAGGCATGTCGCGTAACGGGCAAGCGGATCCTTGCGCCAGGTCAAATAGGCCGTCGTCTCGCCGCGGCGCTTCCACGTGCGCGCCATCAGGCGCAATTGCGTATTGAGCCCATAGCGCCGCTGCGCGTCATTGAACTTGCGCGGATCGTTGGCAAAGAGCTGCCATTCGCTTTTGAGCTGTTGCGCGAGATCTTTCAGCCTGGCGCGGCCATCCTTGCTCGAGGAGTCAATACCGAGCGCGCGGGCGTTCGGCCGTGGCGACAAGCGCACGCCGGCGCCGACAAGCATGTCGACCAGGCGAGTGACCGCGGCGCGCGCGTGCGGATCATTACGATAAAGATCATCCGCGCGCGCGTTTGCCCAGACACGATCGTAAAGTGTCGAGCTTTCGCCCGACGTGAGCGGCGGACGCCAAGCATAGGTTTCCTGAGTGTCCAGGCTCGCGCCCTTGTAGGACGTCGGAAACTGCCGGCCGTCGCCGCGATACTCTGTCGGCGACCACAACGTATCGGCCAAATGCTGCAGCGGCGATGACGCCATCGCCCGCAGCTCGCGCAAAATCGGCATTTATTTGTTCACCAGGTCGCCGGCAGCGTTAAAAACGCGACGGCTGAAACCGAGCGCGCCGATCGGGCGCTGCGCCACCTTTTCGGCGACGTTTTTCTCGATCTCGGCCGGCGACAATTCCGGCGCGTGCTGCTCGATCTTGCGACGCTCGGCGTCGGCAGCGCGGCGATCCTTGCGGGACATGGTCACGCTCCTAAAAAATGATCCCGATGGCGCCGCGCTGATGCCGCATCAGGCCGGCGGCCTCACGCTCGAGCTGCTCGACGTAACCTTTTAGCTCGTTGATCTTCGCCGGCGTGAACTCGGATTCAGATCCGTCAGACAGACGGATCCGCACAACGCGCGTACCGATTTGCAAGCGATGTAGTGCGATGCGCGCCTCGGCGAGCATTTGGTCGATCGACAGGCAGGAATCGGTCATCGGTCACCACACATCGCGGTTAATGTCGGCAAGCGAGCTGAAAAGTTTATCGACGCCGCTCGAGGCCGGCGCGACAGCGGGCGCGCCGGCCTCGAGACTGCCCCCGGCGGGAGTCGTGTCATGAACCGAGGGCGACGCATGAAGCTGGCGCGGCGTAAACAGATCCGGCGTCTGCAGATCAGCCGGCACATGACGCTCGCGCGCGCGTTCCGCCCATCCGGCCGCCGTCGTGCCGACAAACCAGGAATGCGCGGCCGCAAGGTTGAGAACTCGACAGTCGAAAAAATGATTTTCGCGATGCGATCGCTGTTTCCATTTTTTCTCGACGCGGCCGCGCTTGACCTCATCCTCGACGTATTCAGACGTGATCTGCTTGAAATAATTTTCGTCGAGGAAGCGGCCGAAATGGCAAAAGCCCGGCGGATAGATCAGCGCGGCGCCCTGCACGATCGGCATCAGCGCGGCATAGGTATAAAACTTCGATTTGAGCGGCCACGTGCCGACCAGGCGCAATTTTGCGCCGCCCTTGATGCGCCGGCCGCGATAATCGACGTCCTGATCGGTCGCCGTTCCGAGCGGCACCTTATTCCAGCCATCGACGCCTTTGGTCGCTTTGGTGCCGTGATGCCGCCGCGTCCAGTCGTAAACGACGTCGGTGCGATAACCGGAGTCGACGAGCAGCTCGTCGAGACGAAACGTGTGGCCGAACTCGTCGGGCCACTCCCGCGCATAGATTTTCGTCAGCTCGGCGAAAGCGCCGGAGTCCGATTCCGTGGTTGCGCCGTCGAGATAGTCGGCAAAGATCGTCCAGCTCTGTTGATCCGGCGCCCAGGCGACAACCTCGACATAAATGCCGCGCATCTGCACGTCGGCGCCGGCGGTCAAGAGCAGCGCGCCGGCGGGAATGACGCCCTCTTTGTAATCCTCACGCCGCTGCATAAGCAGATCGTGATCGGGCGCGTCGCCGGCTATATCGAACGGCAGGCCGAGAAAGAGATTCCAGAACGTCTTTAGCTTGTTCGGATCGTCGCCGGCCTCGACAAACTCTTTTGCGATCGCGTCCCACGGCACAAAGGGCGATGCCAGCGCGTCAAAGTGATAGCTCGGATATTTGCCCGGCGCCGACGCGGTCGCGATCCATTGTCCGGTGCGATAGACGGCGACCTTTTGCCAGCCCTCAATGATGCCGCCGCAGCATTGGGTGACGTAATGCGCCTCGTATGGATAGGCGTTCTTAAATTTCAGGCCGTGCGTCGAAGGATCTTCCGGCGCGTGCCACTCAAAAACGATCCGCTCGCCGCAATGCGGACAGGCGACGTGCCAGCGCCGCTTATCGCCGGCCTCATAGATCTGCTCGATCTTT